CATTAGTTGGAGGCTTCAGATTGTCCCCATATCTGTTTTGATAACCTGAAATGAATCCACTATGAATAATGTAGGTTAAAAAAAACAGTGACACCATTGATCACAGGCACAAAGCCAAAAACTGTTTCCATCCAGTTTTTAAACTTTGTATAAGAAGTATATAGCTTAGCTTGGGGGATTCCACGAATACTTTCAGCAGCTAATATCACGCAATTATCTAACCTTTCATCAACACCTGAAGCTATTTCACCATAGATACCTTCATTTCCACCATTCATGCTTTTAAGCAATCGGTTTAACACATCAATAGGTCTTATTGCATCCACATAGATAGGGTTAGCTCGAGAAGTAAAGCGTGTCTCAAATTTGAAATTACGAAAATAAATATTGCCAGTAGAAGCATTAACTCTGTTAAATGTTACCTTCAAATCAAAAAATAAAGCCTGCCCTTTAGTCAGATGAATCTTGATGGATTCATTCAGATTACTTGGAGTAACATCCCCCTTATTATACCCCCATCTTTTCAACTCGACTAAACGACCATCTTCGTAACGCCCACCTAGAACAATTTCAGCTTTAGTTGTATACGCATCACTATAACTGATATAGTATTCAAAACTAAAATTCAATACTATATCAATGTCGGACAAGGCTTTAACAAATACATTTGGATCATCTTTCGATTCCTGTGGTGCATCATAAAACTCAAGAGGTGAATCCCGTGACGGAAGTTCACCACCTGAAATATATAAGGGAAGCGAATATGTTATAGCTTCTACATATATTCCTTTGTCAATTACAATATATTGCAAAGAAGCATCATTTTCTACAGTATTACCACCTAATGTATGCGGTTGACTATAATTCATACTTACAGAATCATAATAAAGCTGATATACATCTTTTATCTCATCTACCGAATATTCGTACTGCGTTCCTTTGTTAGCCTTTATGATATTAGCGACACTATCATCTATCGAATTAATAGAAACAGTATTTCCATCATAGGTCAATGAACCGAAATCCAGTCGGCAACTGAAGAATTCTTCATAAGTATGAGAATTAGTTATAGTATAAACAGTGATACTAGCATTAGAAGCCAGGTATTTGCTCAAATACTCCTCCAATATGAGATCATAGGCTTCTCCCACAAACTGGAATTTTGAAGTAAAGGTTCTAGTTATTCCTTCAAGTCCGGAGCGTTTACGGGAAAACTTTATTTCATCCCAATTCTGAATACAAGATTTGGGAATATCATAAGAAATACTATCAACGGTAAGTACATATTTACAAAGCATTTTAACTCCTTTTGAACGTTCACGAGCAAATATATAGAAAAAGCCAACCGGTTTCCCGATTGGCTAAATTCTTGAAAACTACGCATTACAAAACACAGATGTAAGCATCAGATTTTAAACATATTACGAAATTATCTAGTAAAAATAGAATTTATAAGGTAACCGGAATCAACTTAAAAACTATGTATCAATATAGTCTTTATATAAGATTTTATTCACTTTCAATTTATAAACGTTATTAGGATCATAATCCATCTTAAAATACTGAACTCCTTCCCCTAAAATTTGCATTATATTCTTTATATTACTTTCAACGCATCTATAACCGAAATAAATCGCTTCAATCATAGAGTTCTTATCAAGAGGAATTTGAAGATGATCATCTTTACAGCTTGGGTCATAACTAATTAATCTTATTTCATTTTCATATTTCCATTCTGTAGATTTCCATATAAACAAACTATTTGTATCTTTCTTTTTAGTTAAAATATCACATTTCTCATTTTTAGAGAGATAATGCACCCTCTTTAAATATTTATGAGAATAACCATTACCCTGAGCCTGTTTTATAAATACCGTTGAAAGTTTATATCTAATACAAAAACCTTTATGAGCATCAGCATAATGAGACCACATGACCACCTTTCTTATTAGGTTATTATCTAAACTTAATTTTTTATTTCCGACAAAACTTCTAATTTTAAAATATTGAAAAGAGTCACTGAAAGGCTTTATATGAGCATTATTTTTACAAATTCTATTCAAATTACTTTCACTTGACCACAAAAGAAATAGACTATCAAAGGGGTCATTCATTTTAGAAGGATGACACACTGTTATAGTATTTGATATTAAATCAGACAAAGAATAAATACTCACACTTCTAAATGAATAAACAATTCCTGACTTTACACCGTCAAAATCAGACTTTAATTGGATAGAATAATACTGTGACTTTATGTAAAATTCAGTCGCTTTATCTTGTTCACCTAGGATTGCATATATTTCTCCTGCAGCTCTATAAACATATGCTTGCAAAGAAGGGAAAAAAGTTCCCAACTCACACTTTAAATCATTTTCATCATACGCTTCAATCATATGAATAGAAGTATTAATTTCTATCATTGCGTTAGATAAATCTTGCTTATCCAAATACACACGTGCTTTCAAATAATGTGCCTGATAACAATCTATATCATCCAACCTAGAAAAATACTCTTCTTGCGTTATTTTAGAACCATAAAATTCATTAGCAAGTACCTCCAATTCATTTGTGGTTATTATTTTTTCATCCATTATAGTTTATAAAAAAATTATTCAAAATTAAATATTCAAACATAATATATTTTCGTGATATTATAAAGTTAATTCTCTAATAAGTCACACTATTAATATTTGAATTCTTGAAGTAGCATTTTCCGACCAGAAGAAATACGACTTCTTACAGTTCCAACAGGAATGTTCAGGATTTCACTTATCTCATCATATGAATACCCACTAGCATAATACATCACACTATCAATACAACGGGATTTTTTAGCACACCGTTGTATTGTGGAAACCAAATCATCAAACAGTATTGAATGAGCTGTACAGTTAGAAATGGCACTTCCGTCTACCATATCAAGCCCTGTAAAATGTATAAGGGAATTTCTATTGTATCTTATTATATAAGTATTCCTCATTATAATAAGGCACCACGGTTGAAGTGGTTTAGAACAATCAAATTTATCACGATTCACAAGTAGCTTATAAACTGTATCACCGGCTAAGTCTTCAGCATCTTGCATGGAACAGCAGAATTTTCTTGCCACCTTTAATATCCAAGGATATATTTCTGATAATTCCTTTTCAAAGTCCATTGTCAGCCCTCCTTATTAGGTGTATCTTCGGTTCGCCATTAATGCACCTTTCCACATATTTCCGGTGCATGATACTTTGTTCGTGCATTTCCTTAGCAGAACGCTCGATTGAACTAATAAGAGTGCCTATATCGGGGGGCAATAAGGCAATCATTTTTTTTACCTCGGACACTTCTGCCGTTATCCGATTACACTTCGTCTCTAATGTACGTAATTCTGACAATAAAACATTGTATAAATGCCTATTTATACAATGGATGCTGTTTTTTCTATTCATAAAAAAGTCGTTTGTGATTCTAAAGGAGATGTACAAACGACTGTATGAAATAATTCGCTTTAATTAAAAATTAATCGAATTACAGCATATATGTAATACCAATATTATCATGTGCTTCTTTTTCTGATCGATATTTCAACATCAGCTTGATGAACGATATTCGCATAGACAGCAGCATTAATTACGCGGGAATCAATACTCATTTTAAAGAATGTCATTAGAAAAGCAATCTCTGCATCAAAAGAAGAACGAATTTGTTCAGGAGTAGCCTTACTTCCTTTATGTTCCTCACTGCGTCTCTCCTCATTCCGTTTTTGCTCAAAAATTGCAGAATGAAGTAAATAATCAAGCTTCGATATAACTTGCTCATCACTCATATCCCGGATATCTACATTTAGTTGGCCCAACACCTGACGAACATCATCATAAAAGCCAAGAGAAACAAGAGTCTGACATATACGAAGGCTCAATAGTTTGGCACGTTCCTTCACCATATCCTCTTTGTCCATAATCATAGCCTGCATACCTGAAGGATTAACAATGCTTCTGTATTCGATAATTAATTTAGATGCCATCTCTTTAAGCATGCTTTCAGACACAGATCCGCGACCCGAAAGCAAACAAGCATAGTTTCCACATGAAAGCTCAATGAAATCATTCAATGTTATCTGATTTAATCTTTCAATCATAGCTATTTCAGTTTAGACAACTTATACAGTTCAAAATCACGGTTAGACGCATCCTGACGCTGCATTTTAAGACTCTTCATCAAAAGGAGATTTGTTCTATCAACTCTTTTTTCTAATCGGGAATAATCATTGAAAACAATGGTGTCACCGGAAGAAGATGCAAAATATGTCGGTGAAAATGTAGGAAAGTCCCAATCCGGCATATCAAAATTAGAGATATCTACCTTATCAACATCAGGAAAGACTTGTGCACCTTTAGGAATATCAACTAAAGTTGGAGCATCAGGAGTAATCCATGCTTTTCCAGAATACATGATAACCTCATGTTTACCAGCATCACCAACTAAAGCGGTACCGCCAGGATGCCTATCATTACCTTTAGTACCGTCTGCATAGGAAGGAATAGGAGTTGCAAGAATAGTTGCAACCTGAATTGCTCCCATGGCACCAATAACAATAGATAAAGGAATATTCGGTAAAGCTTCAGTTATTGCCAGTGCAGTGGCTATTCCAGCTTGAGCGACACTAGTCGCCTTTTCCCAAATGGCTTGTTTACGTGCCATTTCTTGTTTTTGTTTTTCTAGTTCAGCATTTTTTGCTTCTGTCAAAGATTTTGCAGCACGTTTACGCGCTTCTGCTTCTTCTTCGGAAATAGCACCTGACTCTGCCAGTTTATCAACCCGTTCAACATCTTTATCATATTTTTCATCATTAGCATCCTGCTCTTCCTCTATCTTATCAATTTGAGCATCATAAAGTGTAGAAACAAGATTTCCAATAGTCCCTACAGCTTGTGATGCAGTTTGCAACCATTTTTTGAGATTCTTTTGGCGTTCTTTTAACGCTTTATCTTCAGCTTTAGTAATATTTTGAATAGCACTTATCTGTAATTCTGCCTCCTTTTTAGCGAGAGCAGCCTTCAAAACATACAACTGAGTAACAATCTTAGTACGTTCTTCAGCAGTAATATTCTCAACGGTTAATTCCAGTTCCAAAGCTTCAATCGCTGCTTCAGTAGTCTTATGTGCATATTCAAGTTGTAAATTGTATTCCTCTATCGCATATTGCTCTTCTGTTATTAGCTTGGATGCTAACTTCTTTTTAAGAGCAAGCATATCCATTACATACGCAGCGTCACGTATCTCTTGCTCATGGGCTGCATTTTCCGCAATCAATGCTACCTGATCAGAAGCATACTTTCCGTAAATCTCTTGTTTTTTCCTAGCATATTTTTCATCTATCAATATTACATCTTCACCTGTTTTCTCTGCTGCATCAATTTCTGCTTCACGTTGCAATTCTAACTGGTGCAATTTCAAATCAAGTTCTTCCTGGGACCCCTTTTTTACAACAGCAAGAGCGTTCTCAACATCCTTCTTCTCACGATCAGAATTATACTTAATAGTAAACTCATCTAGCCTTTCCTGCATTTCCTTAGCTAAATTCTGACGTGTAGCAATTTCCTCTTTGCTATTACCCTTGACGGCAGCAATCTTCTTCGAGTAAGCAACACCAATTTTAGCAAGTTCTTTCTCCAGTCCCTCATCCATAAGAGCTAGTTCTGACTCCTGATAAGTTTCATGAATTTTCAGCTTCTCTTTGAGAGCTTTTTCCTGTTCACGTTTTTCTTTATCAGTAAGGACTGTTATACCTGAACCATTTTTGTCGTTACCCTTTGGACGGAACTTTTCTGCAATCACATCAAGTCCACGATTAAACTCATCGCTAGATGCTATTTTGAATAAGTTTTTAGAAAATTCCAACTGAGCCTTATCCGCTTTTTCTGCTTCCGACGTGTAATAGCCAAACATTTTAGCAGCACCATTCTTTATCCAAGACATATCTTCAAACTCTGATGTTGCATATTGAGCACGAGTTTTCATCCGTTTTAAAGCTTCTCTCTCTTGGGCCGTTACTTCAATACGTTTATTTTTCATTTGAATAACAGCTTTTGTGTATGCTTGTTCCTCTGTATCACCAGCATCAATAAGCCTCTTATATTCTGCCTGAAAATCTTTTTCTACTTCCAATAACTTTTTGTTCGCATCTTTTTTTGCAAGTGTTCTAAAATTATAATCTATCTTTTCTATTTTTTCTTCAGGAGATTTCAAATCATTGGCGATACCTCTTATTTTATCAGCCATCCAATTAAGAAACTCCTTAGCAGGTCCCGTTGACTCGGAGAAAGAAAGCATAAACGCTTCCCATGCTGAAGATAAGTTAGCAAGAGCTCCATGAACATTATCTCCCATCGTGTGAGCCATATCGCCCAATTCACGTTCTACACCAGTAATCTGTTCTCTAAGTGGTAATATTTTATCAACAGCGGTGAGAAAGGCATTAAAAGCGGCAACACTACGCTTATCAGTTAATTCAAGAGTAGTATTCAAGTCTACCCCTTTTTCTTTTAGCGATTTCAATCCTTCAACTAACTCAGGCAATGTTTTAACGGGCTTACCTAACGCCTTTGCCAGCTTTCCATTACTATCAGCTAAATTTAGAAAAACATTACGGGTAGCAGTAGCAGCCATTGAAGCATCAAAGCCGGCATCCGATAATTTACCCAACAAAGCCAAAGTATCTTCAATACTGAAATTAAAGGCTTTTGCAACCGGTCCAACAATTGGTAATGCAGTAGCGAGATATGAAAACGACAATGCGCTTTTGGTTGTTGCGACAGCCATCGCAGACACATATCTTTCAGTTTCTCTTGTATCAGCATTAAACATACGAAGAGAAGCACCTGCCAATGAAGCCGCATCTGCTAATTCTGCCCCGGTAGCTTGTGCAAATTTTAGAACGTGCTCTGTTGCATCTAATATTTCTTTTCGAGTAAAACCTAGTTTAGCAAGTTCTATTTGCAAATCCGTAGCTTCGGATGCAGTGTATTTCGTTGTAGCACCCAAACGTTGAGCATCCGCAGTTAACTCCTTCACTTTATCAGAAGTGGTTCCTAATATTGCAGCAAGCCTACTATTAGCTAATTCAAATTTAACAATATCACCTACTCCTTCACGCAGTTTTGTAAATAAAGCAACAACTCCACTAACAACAGCTTGTGCACCAATATATCCAGCAGCCCACCCTTTCAATCCTGCACCAACTTTGTTTAGCCCAGGAGCCATCTCCGTTTTAAGCATCATTCCAGCATTCCGGGCAATAATTCCCATGTTCTGCATGGACTTATTACCGTTCTGTATTTCAATCCATGCCGCCTTTACTTCTTCCCGATATGCACCAATGGTCATTTTCTGTTGACTATATCGATCGGAATTTCGCTTTATGTAATCAGTGTTGATTCCAATAGTAGAATTAAGACGGGCAAGTGTACGAATATAGTTTTCATCCGTATCTTTCAAAACATCAACAGCCTTTTGTAGCTGCTTATTCATTTCCTTTGCTTGTGAACGGCTATGTACTTCCTGATTAGTCAAGGTAATAGCAGTTCTGATAAGTTTTAAACGTTCTTCTTCAGATAAAACAGCTTTCTTACGAGTAGTATTACCGGCATTCTGCGCTTTTGTCAAGTTAGCTTCCGCTTTAACAGCCTTTTCCAAGGACGCAGCATTATCCGAGTTTGCCTTGGTTAGTTTCTTCAATTCAGCAGCAGATAATTTCTCTACATTTAGCTTTTCCTCTATCTTCTTACTGACAGTTTGAGTTATTTCAGACTGTTTTCTAAGAGCCTCGGTTAATTCAGCAGATGCAGAGCCAGCCGTTTTTGCTTGGGTATTATAAAGATTACTCAACTTTTCAAGATCAGCAACGCCTTCTACATTTAGTTTCAAACCTTTTGCTAATTCTTTGGCCGCATTAACATAATCAGCCCTCACACGCTCAATAGTATTATCAAGCTCCACCAATTTCTGCAAATCGTTCTCATCAACGAAATCTTTTAATTTTAAATCTGCCATAATTACAGGTAATGTCTATATTCAACAATCTTTCCTTTTATCTCAACTCCTAGTTTATCAAAAGCATAGGTACCATCTTCTTTCTGATAAACGACATACATGCAACCATCCAAGACAGCTGCTTTCTTTGCAAGATCACTGATACGTTCCAGTTCACTCTGCATCTTTTTTATTTCGCAACTACAAGCCATTTTCTACCGATATCCACATTCTGAAAAGAAACGTTCCATCCAGGGACGGAGATACATAATATTAAAGTACTCTTTAGCTGTATCACCAATGCCTAAAATCTGCTCACCGTATTTCTTCTCAATAGAACTACCGTCCGTAAATCCTTTCGTTGAGAATCGAAGCCCGGAATCAATTCTATCGGCAGTTATGCTATCATAGAAAGTACCAGTAATAAAGAGGTTAGGTACCTCAACCGGACGCGGTGGCAAATAAAGCATCTCACTTCTAAGAGGTGGAGTTATCCTCTCCTTCCATCGTTTATATTGTTCCGCACGGTTCTGCCAGGGACCGGGCTCGTTAAAATAGGTGTCAGTATCATAATCAGGATTCAATAGATGTTCAGTACCGTCCAGACCGGAATATAATTGCTCCTGAATGCAATCAACGAGCACATTCTTATGTTCTTCCATACACCTAATACATTCCTCTTCAAACCCGGATGCAATGGAATGAATAACTCTATGTAATTCATCAAAATCTGCCATACAGTAAAAATATAACGGGCCGGGCTGTAATCACACCCCAGCCCGTCGGTTACTTAGTTATCGCATCGTACACTTCCGAGAGCTTCTTCTTGCGGTCAGCTTCCTTCAGTTCCTGCCACACGACTTTAATGTGCGCATTAATAAACTCTTCCTTCGTCATGCCCTTCACAGCAACCTCGACGAACGTAACATTATCTACCTTCATGACACCTGCTCAATACCTCTGATTCCTTTTTCATACAATACAGAAGGAGCTTTCAACGAAGGAACCGCCCCAGCTTTAGGAACAATGGTAATGATACCATCCGAATACGTAGCAGAAGTTACGTTATTCATAACTTCAGCAGCACCATCAGCAATAAGACTGCCAAATTCTTCTGTACGGTCATAACCACCAACAACTTCAACTATTTTGTAAGTATTTTCGGCCTCCAACTTTTGAAACACAACATCAACCAAGCCTTTAACGAAATTCTTGGGATTGAAGTCTAACTGCACGTAGTCAAAGTGCAATTGGCTGTCTTCCACATCTTCATGTGAAAAACTAACAGTCATCGCAGACTTAGCACTACTGGTCGGGTACTGTGTCACGGTCGGATAAACAGTAGACATCGGAATACCGGCAAGGATATCAGTGTCATCATTATAACCGATCAACATATTATCCTGATTCCAAAAGTAAACGTCCCATCCTTTATTGGCACATTTCAGAAGCTGGGCATTCAAAACCTCATCAAATTTCTTCAAAGTGAAGGTGTCTGTTTGAGCGCTAAGCCCGTTGTATTCACTTGCACCGTACCCTACAGGATTAACTTGAGGCTCTCCACCATTCTTGGCATACTCCAGGAATGGCAAAATAGGGTAAATACGCCCGGGACGGTCTGCATGGCACAATTCGAGCAACTTCTCACCTGTTATATCAGCAGGGAGTTTGACACCATGTTCTGTCAAGATAGCACCTTTGACCTTTTTCCAGTCAATGCTACAAGCAGAACTACCAGTGTTCATCCGGGAACCCTTACACGTTCTAATCTTTCTCATTTTCTTCTACAATTAAGATTATTAATTTTTATTTCCATCGAGCGTATATTTATGGCATCAATCGGCTCGCTCACAGCCTCACCGGAATCTGTATAGGCTCCGTATCTGCCATATGAATAGTTTTCTGAATAACTATGTTTCACTTTTTCGTCATAGTCGCAGTCGAACCGAGAATCTTCATATAATACTTCCAATAAACGTTTATAGATTGGCCGAAGGATATTTTTAAAAGATGTGGTTCTGCGCATCTCATTGCTCCACTCTTTACAAGAAGAACATGCTATAATTAACGAAACCTTTGCTTTTGAAAAATAATCCGCATCACCTCTATCCTCACTAATTGGAGTGAATAGTGCAACCAATGGAAACTTCCTTTCAGACTGGGCAGAAGACTTACTGTATTCATCTAAAATATCTTTGATATATTGACTGCTACCGAAGATGTAATTCAACCTTGGGGACTTCATAACTTTAGTTCCCCCTTTCCCATTTGGATAGAGAATTTCAAGCCCTTCTGGAAGTTCCTTTACAATCTCCTCAAACAGTTCTGTTATATCTAAATCTATCATAAATTGAAAGCATTAATTGGGGTCAAAAGATTCTTGGTTATTTTCACATCGAAAGGACAATCATTCGACATAGCCCATTCAACAAACTGTTTATTCTTCTCTACCATGCTATTCCATGTGCTTACTTGTCTCTTCAAAGGAGCTATATATTCATTAGCACATTTCAAACGGACAAGCCCGGTTATTGTAGCCTGGGTGTTTGCGTCACGAAGAATATGATAAAAGACATAGTCAGCGAACGGTTCACACAGCTTCTCGCATAATACTGCATATCCGGACTGGGGGGCTTCCTTCTCTTCTGAAATATCAACTTCATCTGAAGAATCTTCCTTTTCCCGTTCAATAAGCTCCAAATAATCTGTGATAGCTTGGGAAAGAGTCACACCAACAACATTCCGGAGAAATTCGGGCTGAAATGCCTTAATATACCCATTTATCACCTCATTCACAGCAAGAGATTGGGGCGAAGGCATTTCAGCGACCGAAACATTCTCAATATGCCTGGGACCTGACATAAAATATGAAACATCAATCAACATAGCGATAGTTATTTAGAAGTCTTGCCTTTCCCGGTTTTCTTTTCATCTTCTACGGAAACGGCTTTATCATCTGTAACAGTTACCTCCTTGGCATCTTCCTCTTGCAAATCTTTTGAATCGGCAACCGGAAGATTCTTTTCATCAGAAGGCACCTGTACTTCAAGTTCTGCAATGCGAGCTTTCATTGTTTCACGCTCTTCTGTCAGTTCAACAATTGTCTTATCTTTCTCTGCAATGGATGCAGTAAGCCTGCCAATCTCTTCATTTTTTTCTGCAAGCATACATTCCAATGTCTTTCGGGCATCTTCTTCTGTAACAAGACCACATTCGGAAATAGGGATGAGTTGAATCATCCCTCTATTAATCCGAATGCGTTGCTCTTTAAGCACATTGGTTACATCCTTATCGTTACCTCTAAGTATGTAATCCATAATCCTACGCTTTAGTTATTGCAGTCTTCAATGCGGCCAAATCCCCATAAGCGAAAGCCCACGGCATATAAATCGGGAAGATAACTTCTTCTTGTGCCATCAGCACAACCTCATTGCAAAGCTTGGTCTCCACATCTTCAGCCCATTCAAGTGTCAAAGTGGTATAATCAACCAAATTTGCGGCTTGGTTAAAGTCACCTAAAAGATACTTACCTGGAAGAATACCACCATACTCGATAATCGGACGACCGGCAATATATTTCACCCCATCAACCATTTTAACGATACCAAGATTACGTCCTGTCGTATCTTTTTCTGATTCCATACCGTTAACAGTCATTGGATTTAGAATAATAGCATTCGGAAAATACTGGGCATATGTCATTGCGGCGAAAGCTGTTTTCACTACATCTTCAGAGTTGGGTTCCTCAATGTTCTTAAAGCCGGCTTCATGAACACTGAATGTCATTTTATCCGTAGCCGTTTCAGCACCGGAGAACGCGACACCAGGAATAAGGATACGACCATCTTCCATTTTCACAAGAGCGTGTGTTTTGTTCAGTTCTGTAAGAACAGCGGCACCAGCGAACGTGATACTCATTCCATCAAGAATCAAATCCTGTGGTTCTGCAAACTCTACAATCACATCCTTATCACCGTTATATCCGGTAATAGCTTTTACAGCACCGGCGGCACCTGTAACAATGGCTGTACTGATAATCTTCTCTACAGAAGTCACCCCAGTATTATTAATAATACCAAGCAAATTCTCACCATTACCGTCACCAAACAAGATGTTCCAGTCTTCTGCCATCCAAACAGCTTCAGGAAGCATGTTCAAGATGTAGGAACGAATGTACACTCTTGATTTCAACATACGTTTTGAGATACGGATATGAGTACCAAGGCGCTTAGTTCCTGTCTGTATCTCTTTTACCTTGATGCTTGATTCAGGCAAACGCCCATTCTCTGTTACAAAACGGGCATTGCGGTTGAAAGCATATACTTGTGCATAGGCAAGTTGAGGGTATGCAGGATCAGCAGTCAACGTCGTTAATACATCACGCATATGCAACTTTTTGTTGGCAACCTGAGTCACAACACGTTTCTGTTGTTGAGTAATCAACAAATCACCGGTGTAATTGTCAGTCATGGAAACGACATCTTTCAAGGAGAAGCCGTCAAATTCTCCTGATTTGCGTGTTTTTCCTTCTGCGAAATCTCTGAATTTTTCAGAATCAAGCATCTCGTTCAACTTCTCATCGAACTTGTTGATAGTATCCATAGAAAGACCTTTCTGCTTCATTTTCTCGATACTTTCACCTAGAGTTTTAACTTGTTCTACAAGTTGCTCGTTGTCCTTTACCAATTGCTGGAACTTTTCTCCATCATAGGCTTTCAATAGATTATTGATGTCACCAAACTGTTTCGTTACCTCCTCCGGTGAGGCAAATCCTTCAAGTGACTTGTTAACTACTTCACACATCATGCCGACAATGTTTTCCATGAAAGTTTTCTGTTCTGCCGGCAGACCGTCTGTTTTCAGATTAAAATCTGATACTGTAAATTTTTTAGGCATAAAATTTAAATTTTAAGTTATTTATTCTCGAAACAGCTATTCAAACTCTTGAAATCGAGTAAAGTGCCATTATCAGCGGCTTTAATCGTTACTTCATCGTTCCCATTTTCCCCGTCATTCTTTTCTTGAGTGTCAACAGACGGCTCATTTTTTCCGGTGGTATTTTCAGAAGTGTTTTGCAGAATAGCATTCGAACGATATACTTTTCCCCAACAGTGGGGACATCTTACATAATTCATAAGGTCTTGTAGACCCTTTTGAGTAAATTCTTTCTTTTCTGATTTGACAGAATCAATAAGAGAAATTACTTGGGTTCTAATCTCCGGAGTGAGCTTCTCCATTTCTTCCCTTACAATGTCCTGTGTTATCCATCTCTGATAATCAGCAGCATAATCTAATACCTGTTGGGCAAAGGTATGCTCTGTTTCTGCATCATAATCAAATTGATAACCACAATGAGGACATGAGACAACGGCACCACCGTTGAGGCTCTTCAGTAATAAACTTAATTCCATATCGTATCCTTTTAAACGTTCATCACTATATCCATGCTGCAAGAACGCTTTCCGGACGAAATCAACAGCTTCCTTTACCTGGTCAGCAGTAGCAGACTTGATATTCACAAGGAACGTCTGTGGATTACTCCCCCAACTTGTCAATGTTGAATATTCCATCATACGCCATTCAAGCACCTTACAAGGATCGATAGAATCCCTTTTGATGGCTTTTACTCCGATAGAGTGTTCTAGGGTTCTTCCATTCTCTGCAAACAGCTTATAATCAGCTAACGTATCACGGCCAATCTGTTTTTCAAGATTTAACTGACCGACCATAACCAAATTACCTTCTGTTTCCTTACCACTCAACGGAACACCTAACAACTGGTCTGTACGATGATTCAGGAACCAACGCATCCGACCAATATTTTCTTTCAATGTCTTATTGAATGAGCCGGGCATAGATATGTCATTTTGTGAGTCCTTCACACCGATACCGTTCACCGCAACGGTAACGATACCCTTCTCATCAACATCATTTGCCTTTGTCTTGTACTGAAGGCTTTTGATTTTCTCTTCCATCTTTTTCATCTCCACTTTTAGTGTTAAAAACTCGATTTACTTTATCCAGTTCCTCATCTGACATATCAAATTTCAATTTGTCAAACAAGGGATTTTCTATCATACTTTCGCCTATTTGGGCACGCCAGTCATTGAGTGTTATAAGCCCACATGAGAATTGTTCACGACAACGTTTATTTATATTTGTCTTTACGTCTTCGGATTCTTTCAATCCTTCCTGCAAACAATCAACATCAGAGAAATCACAATCCAAATAATATCCCCCTCCTTCAAGACCAAGGAAAGCTGTAAAATCCTTGCAGAATTGTTTGGCCATAGGAATAACAGTTGAACAATATACGCTCTTTTCAGCAGTAGCCTGATTGCTAAATGTGGACTGGTCTTTTCGCGGAACAAGAACGGCAGGGATGCCGTATGCCCCTGCAATATTTATTGCATCAGCCAAAGTCTCTTCAAACGGCTGTAACTCTGCAATAGAAAGATTAGTACGAACAAAGTCAATGTCTGCATCTGAAATACCATAAGGTACCTGGCCCTTCCTTACACCATACTTCTCAAAATTTTGCTTCAAAAGCTGTTCCTTTTCATCGTCAGTCAACGCTATTGAACCGGTAGCATCAGTTTTCTTACTTACAATAAAGCCCAATCCACCCCGCTTTACATAAATCACATTTCTAGCTTCATATACAGCTATTAGATTTGACATTGGCTTATTTTGGGAAGCAAGACGACTTTTGGACTTCAAGAACATAGCCCCTGAATAGAACTCTGCACTTCCGTCTCTATCATGCCATATTTGGTATGGAGGAATTTCCAAACTACCATTCCAACCATACTCCAAACGATAGCTACGAATAATATCTTCTGTTTGGGCAATGCCAAACAATGGTATATTCCCGTAAACAGGTTCTACAATAGTCTTATCAGAAGGTAGCACCCAATAATTATCGCAATATCTCCATTTTTCAGCTGTAGAAAAGACATCAGGCATAGCGGCACGAATAAAGCTATTCCCTGTACACAATTTATAAATATGGTGCTGATAAATCAATTCTTTCCAACGCATCAAACAATTAGGACGACTAAGTATGCCATTCATTCGTTTATTCGCCCATACTATACTGTCATCCTTAGTTTTCTTCAATTGAAAATTAGCACCTGCAATTCGCGATGCAATATAATCGATCGGGAAAAAGACTTCAGGTATCGTACTGAATAGCGTTAGATAGTTACTGCCCGCTACAATAGGACTAGTAAGGTCCTCAATGTATGCAACTGACCATTTTTCAGCCTTGCCACTTTGAGTATCTATATCCTTATTTTCAGATGAAGTAACTATTTCAACTTCACCTTTAGTCTTAGATTTCTTTCCAAATAGATTATCAAAAAAAATATTCATTGGGTTCCTTTTTGAGCAAAACTAAGTAAAAAGGAAAACCGTTTTCCAAAACACTAAAATCTTGAAATTACGAAAACATAATATCAACAATACAACATCCTTATTTTCAATCACATATAACGCAATTCAATTCAAACCTAATTTTACAACGAACTGTACTAGCCCACTCAAAACAGCACTGGCCTCTTTTGTTTCACTATCTTTATTATAGTCCATCAGATTATTCATGAAGGCAACATATTCCGTATCAGATTCTACTTTTGATGCAGAAAAAAGAATACTATTTTTCACATAATCAGATGTTGCAGCAATACGCTTATCTACATCCGGAAACTCTTTCATTACACGAATCTCCTTGTTTGTACTAGAACGGAGTTCCCGGATAAAAGGGAAATAAGCATCTGTACATTCAATTACACATGAATCAGATTCATGGGACAAAATAGAAGAACGTATATCTTCTGTTGAAGTAGTATCCATAAATACGACATCAACAACATGCCATTTATTTCCACATCTAAACGCTTGTATAAGGACAAATTTCCCATTAACATTCGGCATCACATATAGAATCTTCTTAGTGTATTTACATTCGGTATCTGGATTGAAGAAATTAATAGTGCCATTACAAGCATACAAGTTTCTTTTTCGCCGGTTACTAAACTCTATATACTGCTCACTACACAAATCCACAACGACATATCGGAACGTATCAGACAGGTGTCCGTGCTCCTCATAAGTCTGCAAGGTAGTTTTATTCTTGACCTTAGTTTTAAGAATGGCACCGTTAGCATCTTTCTGTACGCTCATGTAGTCCTCAATAGATACCGAACATGATTCGTCAATGTGTATCTCTATACCGGGAACAGTACAATCAAAGATAGCATTGATAAACTCACCGGTCATAGTAACACTCGGATTCTTGTTGCCTACCTTATCTTCAATCTCGAACCCTTCTTTCTGCAATGTGTCTATGAACAAGTCCATCCAGGAACGCTTCTCATCGTCAATGCTGTTTGCCGCTTTCGTTGATGCATCACCATGTACATATAACCTATCAGAATATTGGATAGATTTCAGAAACTTTGCAACAAGTTTGGAGGCTTTCTTTACTGTATTGTTTGGACTTTCGGCGCATGTCTCATGGAACTGCCAAACCTTGATACCGGTAGTGAAATCTACTTGCCAGTACGACACACTGATATATG